TTGTCACGTCTTAAAACAGCGTTACGATACTTAAATTTGTTGTAGTATGGGTGCGTAGTATAATATGTGCTAACGCCAGACTTATCTTTTACTTGTTCAATCATTACGCACACTTTCATTTAGCTTATGCAGCTGATTAGCATTAAGCAGCCAGCCATGTAATTTAATTATGGTTGACCAGTGTTTCTCAGGTATTCCACGTGTAATCCATTTACGAATGCTGTCAGCTTTTAGGTTAGTGCAATGTGATGCTATGACAGATGCACCACCACAGTTTTCTATAATGCCTTCAACTGTATATTTAGTCATGTTTCTACTCCTTTTGGTTCAGTATTATCCCAAACTGCACTTATGATATTCCATTGGCTATCCACAATTAGTGGCATGTCATAATTATGGAAAGGCATTAAATGATAAACGATATTTTCGTGTGAATTTGCCTCTCTGTTTTTTATGAGGCGATATTGTTTGTAATGCCAGTTGATAGCATCATTAACATTGTCGAATACATTCAAGTTCATATTGTCATCGTCAGTCGTGTCAACTGTTCCATCGTCAAATATCTTAACATTAAAAACACCATTACCCTCTTTGCTAGTCTCATATATTATTTTATTTGTCATATTACATCTCCATTTATGTGGCTTGATTGCCTATGTAATATTTGTCCGTTAAATGATGTGAGATTAAAACGCAACACTTAAATTAAATTGTTTTATATGCATATTAACTGTTGACGTCGTACAAAAGTTCCAATACTAGAATTACATAGACGCAATTAAGCGACCTAATTTAAGGAATTAAAATGTATAAAATATTAGTAATACAAACACAAGCAATGGAAAATAAAGCTTGGCCGACTTGGAACGGCGAGGGCGAGTGCCCAGAAGCATGGCGCTACAAGTTTGGTGACACATACGTACATTATGCGCATGACGATGAGACTGCACATGATTTTAACAATGTTGCTAGCATTATTAAAGGTTTAGACCTAAGCCACAACGAGGCTTGGCGTGAATATGTAATTGAGGCTAAGTGGTATGACGAAGAAGGCTTTTCTCTATTTTTACTCGATACAGATGATTTTTGGGTAGAACGTTTTAAAGTAATTGATAGTAGTTTTAATATTAAGAAGTGGGGTCAATAAGATGATTAAACAAACAAAAATAAATAAATCTAAACTTAAAGATATAACTATTAAAATGTTAATGCACAAATTAGAGCAAAATATTAAATGCACTGATGCAGAATTTCAATTTGAATATGAAGGTCAAGAATACATTGCCTTCTATTATATATATACTAATCAATATGGTAATAAATTTTGGGGTTGTGAAGTTAGTAGATATAATTCGCATGATGATACAATTAGTTTTGATAACGTAATTTCATGGCAATATATAAAAGTAAAAAAGCAATATAATTAAAGGGAGATGTAAAAATGAAATGTAATAAGTGTAAAATTATAATTGATAATCGTGACGCTAACATTACCAATGGTGTTGTTAGTTGTTACGACTGTTACTACGAGCCTATTAGACTTAACATTAGTCTACTAGATTGGGACTTAGCAGATGCAGCTGAGAAAGCAGAAGCAATCGCAGCTGGTAAAACATTGCTGCGTGACTTTGTGAGCTTTGTTGGTTGGGCTGGATTTACGTTCGGCTTTACATTATTCGCAATTGCAGTAACATAAACGATAGCATAAAAAAAATAGGAGATTAAAATATGCGACATTCAGAAACATATAAAAACATAGCAGCAGCTGTCACAGCTGCTAGTAATGCAATAACGGGAGCTAAGAAAGATGGCAAAAACCCACATTACAAATCAACATATGCAACACTAAGTTCAGTTATTAATGCGTCCAATAAAGCACTACATGACAATGATTTAAGTATACAGCAAGAGCTTGGACGCATAACTAAAAACCAAACAATCATAGTAGTCACACGACTTACGCATGGAGAAAGTGGTGAGTGGATTGAAACAGATACAGAAGCACCACTGAAAAACAAAGACATCCACGTGCTAATGAGTACATTTACTTATTGCCGACGTAATGCAATATCAGCACTACTTAATATGCCAGTTGAAGATGACGATGGTAACAAGTCGCATGATGCAAAACCAGAATTTGACACAGAGCCATTGCTGCAAAGCATAGAAGCGTGCGCGACGCTGGAGCAGCTTAGTCTGGCTGGCAATGTAATTAAGACGACGCAAATGGATAATGCATCTAAAAACAAACTACGCTCAGCATGGAACATTCGTAAGCAGTCCTTAGATAAAGCACAGACAGCTGAAACTGAGGCAGACACATGAGAGTTATAGATAATATCATACAGGGTACACCAGAATGGCAATCGTGCAGAGCTGGTGTATTCACAGCGAGTAGAACAAAACCACTGATGGCTAATCTTAAATCAGGCAAACCATCAGCAGGACGTGCTACACTTATAGGTGAGATGGTCGTACAGAGGTTGACAGGTACAATTGAGCAAGGATTTACATCTAGTCATATGCTGCGAGGTATAGAGCTGGAGGCAACTGCTAGAGATGCATATGCATTTCATACTGGAACTAGCCCAGTAGAGGTTGGCTTTTGCTTGCATGATGAGTTCGACTATATTGGTGCATCACCAGACGGCGTTATGGAAGATGGTTTAGTTGAGATAAAATGCCCAACCAGTCACAAGCACATAACGTATCTCAGCGAGCAAAAACATGCCGTAGAATATTACAACCAAGTGCAGCATCAAATGTTAGTCACTGGCAAACCTTGGACAGACGTTTGCAGTTTTGACGATAGATTTCCAGACCACTTACAGCTGGCAATAGTCAGAGTAATGGCAGACAGTGAATATCAAGATAGATTGCTATGTGAGATACATAAAGCACATACAGAAATTGACGAAACCATAATTAAATTAAACCAACAACAAGGAGACACATAATGGTTAATAAAGTAATTTTAATAGGGAACATAGGTAGTGAACCAGTCGCACGCACCTTTAGTAATAATAACAGACATATGAGCTTTTCATTAGCAACTAATGAACGCTGGAAAAGTAAGACTGGTGAAAAGCAAGAAAAGACCAGCTGGCACAAAATTAGTATCTTCAATGAGAACTTGATTAAGCTCATTGAGAATTATGCAGGACAAGGCAGCAAGATATATATTGAAGGCAAACTAAGCACACGTAAGTACACGAGTGACAGTGGTGACAAGTATGTGACTGAGGTTGTATTGGAAAAGTATAATGGTGAGATTAAGCTGCTTGGTGCAACTAACAGCGGAACTGGACTAGCAACACTGCCAGACAAACCAGTAACAAGTGATTATCCATTAGACGATGATATACCATTTTAAATATGGGTGAGTACACACTACAATTAACTGATGAGGTTACGCGCAACAAAGCACGTGACCTTATTAATCGCAGTCCAGCCAATACATATATAACTTTCAAGCGCAACAAGTCAGACACAAGAAGCACACAGCAAAATAAAATGATGTGGGCATTACTTAATATAATATCAAATCAGATTAGGTGGAATGGTAATGAATGGGGTTTGCACAAGGTTGGTGCTAGATATTCAGCTGAAGCATGGAAAGTAGTTTTCGCTAGCTCAATTGTAAAAGAGACAAATTGGATACCAGACTTGCATGGTGGTATGCTGCCTCTTAACCCAGCAACGTCTAAATTTAATGTTGAGCAATTTACGCTGCTTACTGAGCTTATAATTAGTCAGGCTGCAAAGTGGGGTATAGAAATAAAGGACATAACTGATGCTTAAATTGGTGCTGCCATTTCCTATATCAGTCAATTCGATGTATTCTAATCATGGACGCAGACGGATTAAGTCTAAAAGATACAGATTATGGCGTGCAAAGGCACTGGAAGTGATTACAGAGCAATATACAGGATTGCCGCTAAGTTGTGACATTAGTTTGCAAATCGCTCTCAGCGTTCCCTGCAAGCGTCGGAGAGACTTAGATAATCATGCTAAGGGCTTACAGGACGTAATGACAGGCACAATCATAGTTGACGATTGCTTAATACGTGAACTAAAGATGAGCTGGTTGCCACAATCAAAGGGTGGCTACGCAGAGCTAACGATTACAAAATATAAAATAGGAGATAGAAAATGAGTAGCTTACCTTGGTTCAGTTACTACGTAAAAGATTTTGGATATGCAGTCGCGCATTTGACAGCTGAGGAGGAGGGTTATTATCACAGACTGCTCAGGCTTACATGGACTACAGCAACTTGCAGCTTACCAGCAGACATTACATGGATAGCACGTAAATGCTTGTGCAGGTCAGACGCAGACATACAAATATTAACATCAGTGTTAGACGAGTTCTTTCACATAAAAAAAGATAGATATTATAACAAAAGATTACATGAAGAGTTTGTCGAAGGTACTGCTAAGCATAAATCACGTGTAGAAGCTGGTAAACGTGGTGGACTGGCTAAGGCACTGAAAACAAACAAAACTAAGTCTAGCAATGCTAAAGCAAAAGCAAAGCATGGCTCTACCAATCACAATCACAATCACAATCACAATAACAGTAGTTATATTAATATAGATTTTAGACCAAATGAACTTAACAAGAAAACTAAGACAGCTGCACTTGTCAGTAAGCATATGACTGCAGAGGAGTTAGAGTTACAGCTTGAGAAATTTATAGCTTATCACACAGAGAAGCGTACCTTATCGAATGACTTTAATAAGCAGTACAGAGCTTGGCTGCAAAACAATCTACAATGGAAACTAGAAAAAGGAGATAATACCAATGTCAAATATAATACCAATACACTCAAAGAAATTAGCGACCAAAGACGTAATCGAAGGGGAGCGCTTCTTGAGCAGCTTAAGTCCACTGGTGGGTTGGCCTAGACGATTTAGTGCAGAGCAAGACAGGCAGACATCTAAACAGCATAAGAAAAACATCATAGAAGTCAGGGAGCATTACTTGAGCTTGTTACAGCCAAGTGAAGCAACATATATATTAGGAAAGATAGAAATATTAGAAAGTAGGTACTATCAGCGCGATACAAACCCGACAGTCCAAGACGAAATTGATAAAGAGTGGATAGATGACTTAAGAGAATACCCAGCAGACTTAATTGAACTAGCTTGCAACAACTGGAGGCGCAGCAACAACAACTATGCACCACGCTCAGCTGGCGTCTTGATGGAAAGTGTCAAATCAGAATACGTCAGACGGGTTGTGATGTATCGTAAAGCAAAAACTGTATTAGAGATAACTAATGTTGATTAATAAAATATATGACGAGGTTAAGGCATGCCCGTGGTGGACAATTAGCCAAGTGGCATTTGCATTGAACACAACACCAGCGAGTGTCACAGGTACTTGCAGCGCAGCAGGTACTACATTTAACAAAATAAAAACAGCTGAGATACGTAGGTTAAAAGACTATGAGACTAACAGCAAAGCACTACGCGGATTAATTAAATTAAGTTAATGGACAAAAAGTACTTGCAATATTAGTTATAATCATTATCTAGGATATATCAGAGGCAATTAAGCCACCTACAAAGGAAATAAAATGACTATAGTAAAAGAAACAAAGTTAAGTAGTTTGGACGATGATGATTTACAAAACATTGTAGAGCATAATATAACAAATGAGAAAATAGCAGATTTAGCGAGTGCTGCAGTTAAGCGTGTACTTGGTAGTGTAATTTGCATGAGAATTGGCATGGTAAATATGCTTACAATGAGTAATAGTCATACTGGTAAGCTATGGCATCCGATGCACAGTGATAAGCGCGATAAACATATTGAGAGCTCAACTACACAATTGTCTGAAGAAGATGTTAATAATACTATTACCAATATTGACACAGCAATAATGCAGTTAGAGTTGTTAAAAAAATCAATACTTATTACTGAGCAAGTTCATAAGACTGCTATTAAAAACGCTAACAGAAAATAATAAGGCAATTAAGCCACCACGAAAGGAAATAAAATGACTAAATTAATAAGAGCAGAGTGGGAACGCTTAGAAGATTTTGCACCACAAGCACGAAGCCAAATGATAACATGTGCAAAAATGCTAGACGGACTTTCTACAGTTTGCGAAAATATTACAAAAGATATGCTATTTGATATATCGTGTATTGCGGCGGCTATGACCGATAATTTTCATGCCCCTAAAGGTAGTATAGGTGAACACATTGCGGGTATAAGAGGCGTATCTACAATGGATTTAGAAAAAGTTAGGCAAACGCACAGTAATATCGAAAATGCAATATTAATATTACAAACGTTACAAAGTACAATGGAGGACACAGAAGAACTTTGTAAAGGTTGCCTAGACAATGTGAAAATATAAGGCAATTAAGCCACCACGAAAGGAAATAAAATGACACGTATAACTTATAAAAAACTTAAAGCAGCATTACTAATTCTACAAGATTACACCCGCGTTCCTGTTTTAGTTAGGCTAGCTGGCAACCAAGAAACAATTAAAGAGTTTGAGAGAAATGCAAAGCCACGTACTAGTTTTATACACCGAAATAATAAAGGTTGGTATTGCATAGCTCATAGAAAAAGTGATGGCAAAATTGAGCAAAATACGTCTTTTATGCCTGCTAAAGATTTAGGTTGTTATCTACATGCAGATGGGTGGGCATTGACTGATGACTATCGTGCGCGAATAATAAATGTATTAGAAGGTAAGGGTAAATAAGATGAGACAGCAAAAACGAGTATGGCAAAAGCTAATAATTAAAGCATATGAACTGTTCCTAGAGTGTGATGCATTAGACTTTACTAGCGCACTGGAGCAAGCACAAGAAGCATTAGTGTGTGGTGATGACCCGCTAACAGATGCATTTGCAATAACAAGCATGGCCGCAGGTAAACTACATGACACAAAATTACGTAGACCTAGCGCATGGCAGATTGCACAAGAGTTGCCAGAACGTATGGACGACCTTATACATATAGCACTTAGCTATGATAAAAAGATTGGGGAGTTTGTATAATGTTGACGTTAAAAAAGATAAATAACAAAATAGCAACATTAGCTAATAATTGGGAGTTGTGTCGTGGTGAAGGTTATTTCTATTGGCACAACACCAATGCACTTTGTATGTTGACACAGACGAAATCAGTTATGGTTAACAGATTAAATGAATTGACATTAGAGCAATGGATTGACGAGTTTTGGGACAGGTATAACACACATGCATAAAGAACTTTACAAGCACAGGTTTAAGGCATTATGGTTAATAGTATCCGTAATGCTTTATTACACAATATGAGGAGCGACACTATGGAGCCAGTAGAATTTAAAGCTAAAATGAATGACGTAGGTTATAACTTTGCACAATTTGCAAGGTTGTGTGGCGTCAACAGAAGTACAATAATAAGATACTGCCAAGGAGCTTACACGCCTATCCCAACAGTTTACTGTAACATACTAAACTGGCTTGAGGACGGACAGCTAAAGGTAAGCAAGCCAAAGTCTAAGACTAAGGCAAAACCTAAGAGTAAAGACACACTTGATGACTAAAGAGGTACGCAGATACATTGATTGCGTAGAAATATCAAAAGGCGATGCAGTGGTTATGTTAAACGATGGCAGTTATTTGTCTGGTTGTTTTTCGGTAGCTGCTGCAACTACATCTGGCGATAGAACATATGTAACCATAAGTGCATATATAACTAATGAAGATACATTGTTAGATGAGCTGCTATATCCTAATAAGAAGTAATGCCTAAGAAGCGCACATGGACAGCTAGTAAGCACGAGCTTGCAGTTGAGTTGTGGGCTACAGATTTACAGACAATACATATTGCAGAAAGACTTGGTGTAACTTATGCCAGCTTACAATTACACGCGCATAGAAACAGAACTAATGGACTGCCCAGACGCACCAAGAAAAAGCTTGTAACACGCAAAAAGGCAATACAGCGAAATCGCTACAAACGCTATGCCGATATCAATCAAATCAACGCAGCAGTAAAATTATGGGAAGGTCAGTGCTACATCAAAGATATCTATAGGTCATTGAATATGTCAGAAAAGACATTTGCTAAGATGAGAGAATATGCACCAGACAGGTTCAAGCCCAGAGACAAACAACGTAGAGTTAAGAGAGATGACTATAGAGTTACAGATGGTAAGTTTGCTAAGGTTGGTGAAGGTTACAGGCTAAAACATATGGCTGGTTACTTGCATATGTCAGGCAAGACGATTACACAACAAAAGTCATATAGCTGGCGGGGTACTTACACTCAGGCACTTAATATGATAGATGATTGCAAGTTTACCGTAGTTATTATAAAAGAATGAAAGATTAACATGAAATCTATAGGCAGAAAATATGATAGTGACAAAGCTAGATTTGACCTATTGCCACCACATACAATGCTTGAGATAAGTCATGTATTACGTATTGGAGCGAGAAAATATGACGATAACAACTGGCTATATGTTGAAGGATATAAGAAACGCTATATGGCAGCTGCGTTAAGACATCTCAATGCACATGCCAGAGGTGAAAGATACGACGATGAGACAGGTTATAGCCATATAAGCGCAGCTATTACGTCGCTAATGTTTATAAATGAGAGAGCAATAATTGATGACAAAGCCAAAACCGAAAAACCAACCAAAGCGTAGTGGTCGACCTTATAAGGTTATAGATTACAAAGTGTTGTCTAACTTATGTGGTTTGCAAAGTACTGGCGAGGAATGTGCGTCAATACTAGGTATGGATTATGATACATTGAATAACGGATTAAAGCGTGAATTAGGCTATGGATTTACGGAGTATTTTAGGCTTAATCGGGCTGAGGGTTTAGTGAACTTGCGTAGAAAGCAGTATAAGGTAGCGATGGAAGGCAATCCAGTATTGCTTAAGTGGTTAGGTCGTAACTGGTTAGGTCAAACAGATGGCGCACAAGAAGTACAAGCAGAGGTTAAGCTTACAGGATTTAGGGTTGTCAGTCAGGACAATGAGACAGACTTAAGTGAATGATATTAGAAACGTCAGCATCAGAACCACAGAAAGCATTTATAGAAAGCAATAGTCCTTTCGTTTGTATGGTCGCTGGCTTTGGTGCAGGTAAAACACATGGCCTTATGCTTAGGTGCTTGCGTATGCTTATCACTGATGGATTAGACCAAGCTTTCTACATGCCAACATACCAATTAATTAGGGATATTTGCTACCCACGCTGGCGTGAATTGCTTAGCAGCTGCAATATACCTTACAGGTTAAATGCACAAGGTAACTTCATTGAAGTATTAGGTAAGAGAATTATATTTAGGACATTAGATAGACCAGAGCGCATAGTGGGATACGAGTGTAGCCATTCCTATGTAGATGAGTTAGACACTTTGCCAAAATTAAAGGCTCAGCGATGTTGGGAGCAGATTATAGCACGTAACCGACAGAAATTGCCAACAGGCATCAATACAGTTGCAGTTGGAACAACACCAGAGGGCTTTGGCTTTGTATACGAACGCTGGAAAAAGAACCCTAGTCCAAGCTATGAGCTAATCACTGCACCAACGTCGAGCAATGCAAAGAACCTGCCAGCTGATTACATAGATAGATTACGTGAGACTTATTCACCACAGCTGCTTGCAGCATACCTAGAAGGACAGTTTGTTAATCTTAACTCAGGGACAGTTTACAACAGCTATGACAGAGCTGCATGTAGGTCGCATGAGGTTGTTACTGATAGAGAGCCATTGTTTATTGGTTGTGACTTTAACGTAACTAAGCAAGCAGCCACCATTTACGTGCTGAGGGGCAAGACATGGCACGCTGTTGATGAGCTGGTTGATATGTATGACACGCCAGATATGATTGATATCATTAAATCAAAGTACAATGACCATAAGATATATATGTATCCAGACGCATCAGGCAGAGGACGCAGCACTAACAACGCAAGCGTTAGTGATATAAGCTTACTGCAGCAAGCAGGGTTTGTTATACGTGCTAAGCCAAGCAATCCCAGAGTGCGTGACAGGGTGATGGCAGCTAACAGAGCGTTTGACCAAGGGTTTGTTAAGATAAATGATAGTGCTTGCCCGACAACAGCTGAGTGCTTAGAGCAGCAAGCATACAAGAACGGCGAACCCGATAAGACCAGTGGCACAGACCATCAGAACGATGCAACAACATATCCAATAGCATATGAGTTCCCGATAGTCAGACCAGTGGCTAAGGTAGACTTTACTTTCACTAATTAACGATTTGTGCTAAACAAATGAAAAAGAGGTTCCATTATGCCAGTCGATACAACTAACCCAACATACGACCTATACAAAAACGTCTGGATAAAGACACGTGACGCAGTGAGAGGCTCAGTGGCAGTCAAAGACAAGAAAGCACAATATCTACCAGTCCCAGATGCAGACACAAACCCTAGAGGAATTGATAGCGTTAGATACAAGCAATATATAAATCGTGCGGTATTTACTAACTACACAGGACGAACAAAGAACGCATTAGTTGGCGCAGCATTTAGGAAAGCACCAATAGTAGAGCTGCCAGAAGCCCTACAATACTTAATAGATGACGCAACAGGTGATGGGTTATCACTGGAGCAATTAGCTAAAGATGAGCTGAGTAACTTACTAGAAACAGGTAGAACAATGTTGCTGGTTGATTATCCTACTGCAGACGAAGGCTTATCAGCAGAGGAAGTGCAGCTATATGATATGCGTGCATCTATCGTGCCTTATGCAGCTGAAGCTGTTATCAACTGGAAAACAGATGTTGTCGCTGGACGTAATGTATTGACACTTGTGGTAACGGCAGAGCCATACCTAGAGAACAGTGATGAGTTTAGTCACGAAACCAAAACGCAATACAGGGTTATGAGACTGGACGACCAAGGTTATAGCCAGCAGTTATATCGTGACCACAAACCCTACACTGAAATGTATTATCCACGTAAATCAGATGGCAGCACATTTGATTATATTCCAGCTGTTTTTGTTGGCAGCCAAAACAATGACCCTACAATTGACGATGCACCACTATCAGATATAGCGGATGTAAATATGGCGCACTACAGAAACTCAGCTGATTATGAGGAGAGTTGCTTTATTACAGGTCAACCAACGCTATTTATCACGCACAGCCTAACACAAGAGCAATGGAGCGAGTATAACCCAGAGGGCATAAAGATAGGCAGTCGTGCTGGACATGTATTAGGCGAGACTGGTAGTGCTAATCTACTGCAAGCAAACCCTAATAATCTTGTCATGGAAGCTATGAACGCTAAAGAGCAGCAAATGGTTGCCATTGGTGCGCGTATAATAACCGACAGGGGAAGCAATGAGACAGCTGAAGGGGCTAGAATACGCTTTGCATCAGAGAACAGCGTGCTTGGTGATATAGTTGGTAACTTATCATCAGCTATTAAGACATGTATATATTGGTGTGGTGAGTATATGGGTGCACCAACTGATGACTGCGTATTTACAATCAATAGAGAGTTTTACGATAAGTCCGTTGACCCACAAACAATAATGAGCCTAGTGACATTGTTGGACAGACAGATAGTTAGTAGCCAAGATATATTTGACAGACTTAAATCAGGTGGCCTAATTGATGCAGAGCGCACACTAGATGATGTGCGTGATGAGCTAGGTGACTTGTCACCACTGGAGTAGAAACATGGCTAAGCAAATCGATAAGTCTAAAATGAAGTGTAACACACCGAAACGTACACCTAGTCATGCAACCAAATCACACGTCGTAAAAGCATGTGAAGGTGGCAAGGAAAAGATAATACGATTTGGACAGCAAGGTGTTAAGGGTTCACCAGCTAGAAAGGGTGAAAGCAAGGCATCTAAGGCACGTAGAGCAAGCTTTAAGGCAAGACATGCTAAGAACATAGCAAAAGGTAAAATGAGCGCAGCATACTGGTCAGCGAAGGAAAAATGGTGAGAAATTATGCCGTATAAAAACAAAAGTAAGACAGCTAATAAAGCTAAAGCAAAGCCAAGCAAGACTAAAGCAAAGCCAAGGCAATACAAAAAGAAATAGCTTATGAGCGTTAATGATACGCTAGAAAGTGCATTTATAAGGCATCAGATATTCGTGCAACGATATGCAAAAGGTCGTGAGCGTGAGGCTGAGGCTTACATAAGGAGACTGATACGAGGTATAAGCAGTGAGCTAGGACGTGGTGACAACACAGTATACACGCAAGCACGACTATCAGCACAGTTAACAGACATGCAGAACTACATGACACGTCTGTCAGATGACTATCAGGCTAAGTTATATAGCGAGATAATAGACTTTGCTAACTATGAGGCAGAGTTTAACACTGAGCTGCTAAGACAGAACGTCGGTAACTATGCCAATTTTACCTTGCCCAGTTCCCAGCTGTTAGAGGCTGCAATGTTTACTGATGTTATGCAGCTGGAGCCGAACAAGGGTTATACAATAGCTAATGCACTCAGGAACTTTGACACTAAGAAACAGACGCAGATAATACAGCAGATACGCGACGGCATTATAAAAGGAAGCACAACAAGTAATATAACCAAAGCAATTGTCGCAATAGGTATGACGCAGCGCAGACAAGCAGCCACATTAGCTAGGACTATAATCAATCGCGTTAGCACAGTAGCTAGGACGACTACTATGCGTGAGAACAGCGACGTCATTAGCCACTACAAATGGGTTGCCACACTGGACAGCTTCACCAGTCTTATCTGTATGGGCTTGGATGGTAAGATATTTAAGGACTTAAAGAAGAACCCGAAGCCACCAGCACACTTTAACTGCAGAAGCACTATAAGTTATATAGTAAAGCCAGAATTTAACTTAGGAAGGGACGTTAAAGGCACTAGGCCGAGCGTAGGAGCTGATAACAAGGCTAAGCTGGTTAGTGACGACACAAATTATGCAAAGTGGCTCAGGACGCAGCCTAAAGCATTTCAGGACGAAGTGTTAGGCAAGGGCAAAGCCAGTATATTTAGGTCAGGTAAGGTTAAACTAGATAAGTTTGTTGATGCAAATGGCAGACCATTAAGCTTAGCGCAATTACGCGCATTAGAGCGCAGCATGGGTGGCACTGGAGGCGCTGGAGGCGTGCCATTAGCTCAAGTAGTACAAGCAGCTGTTGTAACACCTAAAGCAACGCCTATAGAGAAGGTATTAAAAGAGTTATTCGAGGAGACACGTGTAGACGATAAGATAAAGAAAGATATGTATAATGCGTTATTACCAAACCTATCAACATTGACTGCACAGGTCGCGGCTAAAGCACCTAAGTTGAAGGCATTTAATTTAGGTAAAAAGGGTGGCTTTTATAATCGTAATGACAGTTTAATTAACATAAAACAAGGGACATTAGACAAAAGCAAGGCAGTTATGACGCATGAGTATGGTCACTTTATTGACGATATGATAGGGAGAGCAGCTAGAGAAAGAAGCATTGCTGGCTACAAAAAGGGAATATTAAGTAGAAATAAAACAGTCTTTATGGATAAACATAAACTAGATGATAGCATAAGTAACCTTGACACAAGATACTACGTATCAATGATGGATAAACGATTTATAGAAGCATTTAAAAGTGACCGTAAAGCACTTTGGAAAAATAAAAGTGAGAAAACTGCTTTTGGTAAAGCTTGGCAGAAAGAAACATGGAAGGAAGTTGCTAGTCAGCGTGCTGGTTATCGTACATTTAAGAAAAGAGATGAGTATACTGGTTATGGTTGGGGCGCAATTGATGACATACTAGACGCAATGAGCTTAGGGCAGTTCCATAGTCGAACACATAGTGGGCATGGTGTAAGGTATTTTAGAATTAAAGGCATGAAAGAAAAAGAAGTATTTGCACAATTATGGGCATTACATAAAAACAATACCCCTGCTGCAAGGAAGGCACGTAAAATGTTCCCTAATTTATTTAAGGCATTTGAGGACATATTAGAGGACTATCTAAAATATTATTGATGAGGAGATAAAATGGCAAATATAAAAACAACATATGACGAAGCAGTCTTATTGCACAAAGATAAATTTGGCTATGAGCCAATAATATATGGAGCAAATTGGTCAGAACCAAAAGAGTGGTTTATAGAGGAGTTTTTAGATGCAATTGATACTAATGTGCCTTATATAGAAACAGACCCAGAAACTATTGGGGTAGAATACTAATCGTGGCAGAGCCACATAATGCTAACAAACTGGAGGTTACAGCATGACTAATGAACTATTTGAAGGAATTGAGCTAGAGGACGATGTAAAAAATGCTTTGTCCGAAAAGGTAAATCAGGCTATAAAGAGTAAGCTAGACGACGAAACAAAAGGATTGAAGTCTAAAGTAGACGAATTATTAGGTGAGAAAAAGCGAGCGCAACAGGAGCGTGAGCAAGCTCAAGCCGAAGCAAAAGCCCAAGCCGAAAGTAAGGCTCAGGCAGAGAACGATTATAAGCAGTTGTTCGAAGCGCAAAAGGCAGAAGCCGATACGTTGCGTGGGACAATTGAGAAAATGAACACTGATATAACGCGAAGTCGTATTAGTGGTGAAGCAGGTAAGATTGCAAGTGGACTAACTAAGGACACAGGCAGAGCAGAATTGTTACAGCAGCAGATAAGCCAGAGGCTTACTATTGTTGATGGCGAACTAAGGGTGACAGACCAGTCTGGTGCATTAACTGTATCAACACTGGAGGACTTAACAGGTTCTATAAAAACTAATTATCCCTTTTTAGTTGATGGTTCACAATCATCAGGTGGCAGTGCCACAAGAGCGCAAGGTAGTGCCGAGCGTGGTAAAGAGATAAGTCGTAATGACTTCGATGGCATGTCACAAGGTCAAAGAGCGCATTATATCAAGTCAGGCGGCAAAATAACTAACGATTAATTTAACATAGGAGGCCGCAAATGGCTAACGTATTAACAAACTTGGCGGCTGATATATATAAGGCTGCAGACGTCGTAGGTAGAGAGCTAGTAGGCTTTATCCCTGCATCAACAATCAACGCAGACGGCTCAGAGAGAGTTGCTAAAGGCGATACAGTTCGAGCATCATTCACACGTGAAGCATCAGCTGTTGACGTAGCAGAGAGCATGACTATTCCAGAAGGAACAGACCAAACAGTAGATAGCAAAACACTATCAATCTCTAAGTCACGTGCAGTGCAAATCCCTTACACTGGAGAAGATGTAAGACATCTTAACAATGGTATTGGTTTTGAGACTGTTTATGGCGACCAACTCGTACAGGCAATGCGTACACTATCAAATGAGATTGAAGTAGACCTTGCAACAGAAGCTTATAAGAACGCTTCACGTGCATTTGGTACAGCAGGAACTACACCATTCGGTTCTAACTTTGGTGACGTAGCTGAAATACGTCAAATCTTAGTTGATAATGGTATGCCATCAAATGACGGACAGTGTTCACTTATTATGAACTCAGTCGCAGGTACAAACCTACGTCAGTTAGCTACACTACAAAGCGTTTCAGACGCAGGTTCTAGTGATTTGCTAAGACAAGGTGTATTACTTGACCTACAAGGGTTAGCAATGCGTGAGAGCGCACAAGTGCAGTCACATACTAAAGGCACTGGCACTAGCTATCTTGTAAACGACGCTAGCTCAGCTATTGGCGATACATCAATTGCTGCAGATGGTGGCTCAGGTACAATCCTTAAAGGCGACATCATTACAATCAATGGTGACAGCAATAAGTATTGCGTTAACACTGCACTATCTGGTGGCTCATTCACAATCGGTAACACTGGACTACGTTCAGCCGCTGCAGACAATGCCGCTATCACAGTCGGAAACTCATATACAGCAAACATTGCAATGCACAGACGTGCGTTAGAATTAGCTGTTAGGGCACCTGCTGTTCCAGAAGGCGGTGACACTGCAGATGACGCTATCTTAGTGCAAGACCCACACTCAGGGATGGTATTCGAAGTACGTATGTACAAAGGATATCGCAAGGCAATGATTGAAGTTGCCGTTGCTTGGGGTGTAAAAGCTTGGAAGCCAGACTTCATAGCAACACTACTCGGTTAGTCGAGACTGATGACAGGGGGCGGCATTTGCCGTCCCTTTATTCACACATAACATAGCGAGGTAAATAAAATGGCACTTAAGAAGAAACCCGCAAAGAAGATTGCCAAGCCCAAAGTGGCTAAAACAGTTAAAATGGTACGACCAGACGGCAAGTCCGCAGACGTACATCCCACAGAAGTAGAAAACTATCGCTCAGGCGGTTACGAAAAGGCTTAGACAATGACACTTATTGTTGAAGATGGAAGTCGCGTTGCAAATGCTAATACATATGTTAGCCTAGCAGAGTTTAAGGCTTGGGCAGATGCAAGGTTAATCACGTATAGTAGTGACAGTCATGTTAATGCATATATCTTGCGTGCAATGGATTACATTGAGGACTTAAGCTTTATAGGATTTAAGGAAACAGAGACACAAGCATTACAGTGGCCAAGAGTTAACGTAGTTATTGATGGCTTTGGACTAGATGCAAGCACAATACCAGACGAACTTAAAGTGGCAGTATATGAGGCCGTTAAAACAGTTATAGATGGTGACAGCAAGCAAGACCCAATTGATAGGCAAGTTGTCAGTGAAAGCGTCGATGTTATATCTATTACTTATAAGGATACTGCAGGACAGCAAAGACAGACACCCGCATTAACAAGAGCGTTAAGAAAGTTAGTACAATCACCTAACACAGTAATGCGTGCATAATCATGGCACATGCAGGTTATAACTATTCACCTATAACGAAATCAGCAGAAGCACTTATTACTAGATTTGGTGAGGAATTTACGTTTACACGTACAACTGATGGCGTATACAATCCAGCTACAGGTTCAGTAGCACAGACGACGGCAACATATAAGAAGTATGCTTGTGTGTTTGATTATACAGACGCAGACAGAGCTGGACAGACAGTGCTGCAGGGCGACAGGCGTATGCTTGCTGAAGGTCACAGCTACGAGATAAATGACACAGTGGTTATTGGCAGCGATATATTTAAGGTGATTAATGTTAATGAGATAAGACCGAACGGCAGCGATATTGTTGCGGCTAACTTACAGGTGCGTAAGTAATGGCAAAAGAGACAACAGACAAAGAGTTTAAACAGTTAGTGCAAAAGCTGCAGCTACAAAATACAGACGTGGTGCGAGGCACTATATTTGCAATGGGCAGTGACATAATACAATCAAGTCCAGTTGGTAACTATAAGCTATGGAAAAAGTATCAGGCTAATCCAAAAGCAAAGAAGCCAAGAGGTTACACTGGAGGCAGATTTAGAGGAGCATGGCAATCAACATTGGACAGACCAAGCCCTAGAGTTACTAAAGCCAAAGATAAAACAGGCAGTAAGTCACAAGAACGACTAATGAAAGCAGTTGAGGCATTACAAGCTGGCAATACATTCTACATGACAAATAACTTACCTTATGCGGTAGAGTTAGAATTTGGCCACAGTACACAAGCACCTACAGGCATTGTCAGAAAAGTGTTATTGTCTTACAATGAAGCCATTACAAAAGCACAGAGCAAGGCTAGAAGATGAGTACGTTCTTTAATGATATGCAAGCTGCGTTAGACACACACTTAAGTACACTATCTGGTGGCTATGATATTGCATGGCCTAATATAACGTATGAGCCAGTGGGTAATGCTACGTATTTGCGTGCAAACTTTATACCAGCTGAGACACAGCAAGTTAGCTTAGGTGCGAATGGCAAAGATGAGACATTAGCCATATACCAAATAGATGTTGTAAGCCCTAGAGGTGCTGGACGTAGCACATTAACGGACAGCGTAGCAGACCACTTTAAACGTGGAACAGTGCTAACTTATAACAATTTGAAATTGCGAGTAAGGTCGGTTAGTATCGCACCTGCAATACAAGACGGAGCATGGTTTTTCGTTCCACTTTCCGTCTCAACACAAACCTACACAGGAGCAAGGTTATGACAATAGCGAACGGAGCGCAGCACAGCATTGCCTATATTGCTGAGACAACATATGGAACAACACCATCAACACCTGCATTTAAACCATTTGGAAATACTGGAACATCACTTGGTATCAGTAAAGATGGAATAGAGAGCGAAAAGCTTAGAGGTGACAGACAAGTTGAGGACTTTAGGCATGGTAACAAGTCAGTCAGTGGCGATGTAACGGCAGAACTAGAATATGAAGCATTTGACGATATACTAGAAGCCGTCTTATGCGGAACTTGGAACACTAATGTGTTAAAAGCAGGTACAACACGACGGTCATTTACTATCGAGCGTAAGTTTGCAGATTTAACTGCACCAGAGTGGCACAGAAATACAGGCTGCGAGTTTAATGCCTTAAGCTTATCTGTTTCACCTAATGCAATGGTCGAAGCTACATTTGGTGTTGTAGGGCAGAACTTGTCTATCGGTACAGCGGCTATTACAGGCTCAGCATATGCAGCTGATAGCACAAACAAGCCATTTGATAGTTTTACTGGTTCAATACAGGAAGGTGGCTCAGCTATCGCATCAGTTACATCTATTGAGATGAGCCTAGAGAACGGCATAGAGCCATTGTTTGCAGTTGGTAGCCAAACCACACAACGACCATCAATCGGCAAGTCACGATTAACTGGCACGCTTACAACGTACTTTGAGAATAAAACATTATATGAGAAGTTCTTAAATGAAACAGAAAGCACAATACAGCTAGTGTTGACAGACTTAGATGGTAACTCATACACAATCGACTTGCCACGTGTTAAGTACAATAGTGGACAGCCAGATGTGTCAGGTGAAGGTGCTATTACAATCGGTATGGAATTTGTGGCATTATACAATACAAGTGATGCAACACAGATTAAAATAACTAGGGCTGATGGTTAATGGAATTTAATCAACTAGCGACAGTAGGCCGACATGAGAACGGGGCTGAGTGCAATATACTTAACCCCGTTACCAATGAACCAACAGACTTTTATGTAAAGGTTTGTGGCTCAGACAGTAAGGTGTGGAGAGCTGCAAAGAAAAAGCAAACCAATGCAATAATTACAGCACGCTCTAATCTAAAGGACGGTCAGACCTATGAGGACATTGATATAGACTTTGATGCACTAGATATTGAAGCACTTGTAGGAGCTACACTGGACTGGAGAGGCTTAGCTAATAAAGGCAAAGATGTTAAGTTTACAGCTGAAGCAGCTAAGGATTTATATGAGCAAGCACCAGACGTCGTAAAGCAGCTGTTACATTTTATAGGTAATGGCGAAAATTTTATGCAGGACTGATTGACGACTTTGTAGCCTATGGTCGGTGGGCTAACTACATAAGGCAAAGGCCAAAAGGCTCAGACATCAGTCGTTTTGATACATATAAGCAGGTAGAGAAAAGCACAGGTAAAACACCAGCTGAGCTACGTAACGCACCAGAGCTGCGAAGCGAACTGCTTAGCTTATGGACTTTATTTTGCGAAATGCGTGAACCTAGTTATAATGAGCTTGCTGCATACGTAACAATGACTGGCATTTCATTAAGCCCTTGGGAAGTTACAGCTATTATGAAGTTGACCCGATACATGGGTGAGGAGTTAAACAGATGGCCACCGAACAAGCAGTATTAGTATTTAAGGTCGACACAAAAGACATTGGTAAAGCACAAAAGCAGCTTGAAGCTATGGGCTTATCCGCGATTAAGACTAAATCTAAGATTAAAGAGTTAGCTAAAGATACTGATAAAGGCGGTAAAGACGTTAGTGGCTTTGGTCGTAAAGCTGGTATGGCTGGCGTACAGTTCGAGCAGTTAGCAGGTCAAATAGCTATGGGGCAAAACCCAATGCGTGCAGTTGGCGTACAAGCAGCCGACTTAGGCTTTGTGTTAGGTACACCATTACTAGGTGCTGTTGTCGGTATATCAGCTGCCATTGCGTCAGTTCTTATACCTATGTTGTCTAACGCAGCTATGAACACTGAGAAACTTACTAAGCTGAATGAAAAGTTAGCAGAAAGCTTCAATATAGGAAAAGACGGCACAGTTACACTATCAAAGTCATTGCAAACGCTTATAGATAATTTCGGCTCAGTTGGTGAACTAGCATTAGAATTACAAAAAGTTGATATAGCTAAAGGTGCAAGAGATAGTATTGCTGCACTTAATAAAGAATTTGTTAAGGTAATGCCTAATCAGTCACAAATAGCAATCGAGCTAGGTAATCAATACAGTGTATTAGGCACAAAGATAAGCAACGCGAAAGAAAAAGAAGAAGCATATAATATTGTACTAGCTAAAAACGCTGAAGCATACGGCATTGAAAAAGAGCAGCTAGAAACATTAATACCATTAATTAAATCACTAGAGGAAGGTAAAGAGGGTGCAGCTGATAAAGCTACTGATTATGTAAAAAGTTTGGTAGAGCTTGAAGGCAAAGACATAACTAATAAATTTAGACGGTTTGCAGATGCAATACTTGGGGCAGCAACTAACCAAGCAACACTAAATAAGTTGAACGATGCAGCTGTTACTGGTGTTACAAATCAGACTAATGAAATTGCAGACTTAATCAGTAAGCTTAAAGAACGAGCAGACTTAGAGGAAGGACTTATTACTAGAACTGATGTGCTTACAAAGAAATATGACGCGACAACTGCAGCTTTAATAATAGAACAAGAGACACGAATTAAGAATGCTAAGACACAAGAGGCAAATGATAAACGTGTTGAGCAAGCACAGAAAGCAGCTAACAAGCGATTTGAAGCTAGATTAACAAAGCTACAGATTGAAGGCAAACTGTTATCAGGGGTTAAAACTGCAGCAATAGATTTAGACGACACATTGTCACCTATGCAAAAGCAACAGCTGCAAGACCAGATTGACATAAACAATGCACTAAAAGATAACATAACTATTAGGAAAAGCATAACAGGTTTAATTCGTGGGCTTTCAGGTATTATTGAGGCCGATACTAAGGCGCATCTTGATAGTGAAGTAAAAAAGACCATAGAGAAAGATAAGGAAGTAAGAAAACGCCTAGAAAATGAAATGAAAGCAACTAAAAATGCACGCACATTAGCTGCTGAAGAATATTTACGGCAGCAAGAATACTTAAGCACATTAGATGTTAAATATGCAGAACAGAAGAAGGTACTGCAGCAACAGTATACAGATGACTACAATGCAGCAATAGCACAGGCAGATGCACAAGATAAAATGCGACTGCAAGAACAGATTGTAAATGAGACAGCAGCAAATATAGAAAAGCTATCAGTAAATGAGGAATATTGGGCATTGTGGTTAGCGAATGCACAGAACGCAATGACTACATTTAATGATATTACAGCATCAGGCGTAAATGCATTTCAGAGTGGTTTTGGCTCAGCGTTCGAGCAAGTCATTATGGACGGCGAAGGTATTAAAGGTGTTGTCTCTGGTATATTTGAGGACATGGCTAGAGCGCAAATTGCAGCACTAGGTCAGATGGCGGCTGAAAGACTTACACTATTCTTGATGGATAAAGCACTAGGTAAGTCAGCAGCAGCGTCAGGTGCAGCAGCAATGATAGCAAATGCAACAGCTGCACAGGCAATGGCTGGAATACAAGCTTATGCATCAGCTGCAGCAGTGCCGTTGACAGGTTATCTAGCAGCACCAGCTGCATTGACAGCTGCGTTAACAGCCACTGCACCACTTCTAGCTACAGTTGCAACGGCATCGACAAGTGCAACAGGCGCAAGAGCATTGGGTGGACAAGTAAGAGGTGGACAAAGTTATTTAGTTGGCGAGCGTGGCCCAGAAATATTAAACATGCCCAATAACAGCATGGGCAAAATTACACCGAATAACATGTTAGGTGGTGGTCGGCTTAACGTTACTGTTGAGAATTATGGCAGCTCTAACATTAGCGTGCAAAAGATTAGCGAAACAGACGTGCGTATAATAGCAAGAGAAGTAGCAAGCCAGACAGTACAGCGTGAAGCACCTAGAGTAATTGCATCAGACCTATCTAATCCCAACGGCAGAGTGAGTAAAACATTAGCGACTAAAACAAGTACACAGCGAAGGCGTTAAGACATGACTAAATTTGCTATTACACCAAGCAGCGCAAGTTATAGATTTACTGAACGTGCTGAGACAGTTGGTGCAGTTATGCAAGGTGGACTTGGTAAGTATAGGCAGACCATTAAAAACC